AGTGAATGAGGGAGTCGGATCTCAAATGCCGTGACAGCCTGGAACAGACAGGCACCACACAGAAGCGGAAATGCGCAGGCTGATGCGCGGATGCAGGAATGAGTTCCCTGTTCGAGTCAGGGCATCGCGCTTGGGTGAGCGTCCCAAGCCAAGCCGGAGATCAGCACCGGCCCGCTTCTGTGTGGTGACCGCATGACTGAATCTGACCGGCTAGTACCCGGTCTGCCAAAACCCTGAGCGCGCTACGGCTTCGCGGGGAATGCATAGCGGTGATAGTAGCCCGGTCGCCACACCTAACAACGATAGCGAGGAGAGTCAGGATGAAAGCGATAACAAAGTTTGTCTCCGACGATGGCCTGGAATTTACCGACGAAGGCAAGTGCGTTTCGTACGAAGCCCTCTGTAAAGAAGTGAGCGAGGTAATGAGCAAGCTGTCGCCTCGCCCTATCCTGCCTGGCTGCGGTTTTGAGAACGGCGACGGCTATATCCAGCATGACCCTGAAGCCGCGTTGGCGGCAAAGGTGGCGATTCTGAAAATCGCGAACGGCATTTTCCCGCACAAGTGGTTCGATCAGTCCATGGCCGACGACAGGGTTGATCCTAGCTGGGCCGGTCGGCTGATTGGTGACTTCTGGCAGAAGTGCCTGTACCAGGCTTGGCAGCGCTTTCAGTGCATGGATAAGCAGTTTCGAGAATATGGCCAGCCTTACTTTGCGCTTCACCCAGAACAAGCGAAGAACGTCCGCTTGAACCAACTGGAGCGGTCGCAATGATCGCCGCCCGCATCGCCCGCCGCCTGGTGCGCAAGATCACCAAGCCGCTGATCCTCTGGTGGACTGATCGCCAGCTTGCGCGCTGCGAATACCGCGCCGACCACTTCTACGTCATGCGCGTGCAGTCGATCCCGATGGAGCTGGCAGAGCGTAAGCGCCAGATCGCACTAACCGCAAAGCGTCGCCAAATCGAAGGCTGGTAACTCAACCTAGTCGGAGGAAGTCATGGGCCTTAATCCGAACGCAGTAAGCATCAAATGCCGTACGCAGTGGACGCAGAAAGTCACCGACGCGGAATTGTTCGCGGCGAAGGTGAAGCTGGCCGGAGCGCTGCTGCTGATCGTGGTGGACTCGCTGATTCTGATGGTGGTTGGATTTCCGCCCTGATCTGCAGCGCAACTAGGAGAGCGAGACATGAACGAAGACGCACAAGACGCGCTGCAGCAGTACGAGGAAATGGAGCAGCGGCGCCGGAGCCTACCGGCAAAGCGGTTCCCGCCGGTTCGCACGGTCGGCTATACGAGCGTATGGGCGCCGCGGATGACGGAACAGCAGCGCAAGGAACACGAGCAGTACGTCAAGGATAACAACTTACCTTTCTAAACCATCGTAACCACCAGAGAAAACCATGAGCATCGCGACCCTCATTATTGGCGAATCAGGTACAGGAAAGTCGACCAGCCTGCGCAATCTGGACCCGGCACAAACCCTGCTGATCCAGTCCGTCAAGAAGCCTCTGCCCTTCCGCTCGCCCAACTGGAGGCCGGTTGTGAAGGGTCAGGGCGGGAACGTGTACGTGAGCGATAACAGCGCGCACATCGTTGCTGCAATGGAGCGTACTGCAGCATCGATCATCGTGATCGATGATTTCCAGTACATCCTCGCCAACGAATTCATGCGCCGTGTTACCGACCACGAGACCGGCAATGCCGCATTCACGAAGTACAACGAGATCGCCCGCAGTGCCTGGGACATTCTGATGAAGGCCAGTGCCCTGCCGGACGAGAAGCGCGTCTACATCCTCAGCCACACAAGTACCGACGAATCGGGCAGAACTAAGATCAAGACCATCGGGAAACTGCTGGACGAGAAGATCGTTCTGGAAGGTCTTGTCACGATTGTCCTGCGCACTCTCAAGGTCAATGACGCCTACGTGTTCGCCACCAAGAACAGCGGTTCGGACACCACCAAATCTCCGTTGGGCTTGTTTGAAGAGGGCCACATCGAGAACGACCTGCTCGCGGTCGACAAGGCAATTTGCGAGTACTACAACCTCCAATAAACCATAGGAAGCACCATGTACACCCTTAATCCAGAAGCAGCAAAAAAGGCCGATACCATCGGCGCTTACATCACCGAAACCGGCAAGTACGTAGGAACGTTCGTTCGTGCCGAAAAGCTGGTGAGTCAAGCAAAGAGCACTGACGGCATCGGCTTTACTTTCCGCGACGAATCCGGCCGCGAGTGCCGCTTCGACGTCTGGACGCAGAAGCAGAACGGCGAGCCGCTGTCCGGTCTGAACCAGGTCAACGCCATGATGGTTTGCCTGCAGCAGCGCGCCCTGACCGTCAGCCAGCAGACCGTGAAGAAGTGGGACAACGGCGCGGAAGTCACCATCCCGGCACCCTGTTTCGCAGAACTGATGAGCAAGCGCATTGGTCTGCTCCTGCGCGCCGAGGAATACGAAAAGATGAAAGACAACCAGAAGACCGGCGAGCGCGGCTGGCGGATGGGATTGTTCGCCGTATTCCAGGCTGATACTGAGTTGATGGCATCCGAAATTCTAAGCCGTAAAACGCAACCCGAGCAGCTTGCAAAGGTCATGGCGCAACTGGCCGACAAGCCGCTCAAGGCGACGTCATCGCGTCCTGCTGCTGGTCAGTCCGCCGACGCTGGTGTGCCGAGCCATTTTGACGACATCCCCTTCTAATTGACCACGGAGGCGCGGCCCGAAAGGCCGCGTGCAGCTGATGATCGATCTTACCGCCATCGACCAAGAAACCATAATCGCCCGAGGCCAGTACGCGACGGTGCGCAGTGCCCACGAAGACGAGAAGAAGCGTCTCTCGATCCTCTGCGGCCAGTTGTCGTCTTCTGTTGCCCAGGTGCTGCGCTATATGCAACCTGACGGTGACGCCACGCCGTCCATTGACGCCGTGCTGGATATGTTGTCGATCGCACGTGAAACGCTGACCAAAATCGACGCCTGCGTCGAGAGCATCGAAGCTCTGGCGATGCAACGCGCGGCGCTGAAACAAGCAGCATGGGGTGGCAAATGACTGCCAAACGCACCTTCGTTCTAGCCCACGATCAGGCCCGTAATAACGCCGCCCGCTTCTGCATGGAAGCGCCGGCAGGCTGGATGGTCGTCATGTCCGAGCCGGTCAAGCGCCGCATTCAGGAAGAGAAATACCACGCCATGATCGCTGACATTGCGCGCCAGGTCGAGCATATAGGCCGCAAGTGGGATTCTGACGACATGAAACGGCTACTGATCGACGACTTCGCGGACGAGATGCGAATTGCTGGCACGCCACTTCACCACGACGGGCGCGTGATCCCTAGCCTAGACGGTCAGCGCATCGTACAACTGGGCATCCAGTCCCGCGACTTCTATGTCAAGGAAGCGGCGCAGTTTATCGAGTTTCTCTACAGCTTTGGCGCGGCCCGCGGGGTCAAGTTTAGTCATGAGTAACTACAAACACGGCAAGAAGTGGACGAGGGTTTATGGCATCTGGTGCGCGATGCGGAGCCGTTGCGGAAACCCGAACACAAAGTTCTATGAACTCTATGGCGGGCGCGGTATCACCGTCTGCGATCGCTGGCAGAAGTTCGACGCCTTCCTCGAGGATATGGGTGAGCCGCCCGAAGGCCATTCGATCGAACGTATCGACAACGACAAAGGGTATTCCAAAGATAACTGCAAATGGATTCCCCTTAAAGATCAGGCAAAGAACAGGCGATCGGCACGGATGATTGAAGCGCACGGGAAGAACATGACGCTGACTGAATGGGCGGAGCAAAGCGGCATTGACGCCAAGACCATTTGGCATCGACTTAACTACGGATGGTCTGCCGATGATGCGGTAACCAAGCCGATAAGGAAGAGTTCGCGATTCCATAAGTTTGACCAAGAAGCAGCCCACAAATGACCAATAACTGATGAATTTCACCTGACGAGAGCGGAGACAGCCATGCCAATAGGATGCGCAGGAGCGATTACGCGGGGAGTGACATTCGAAGAGTTCGTGCTCCAAAGTGCCACGATGCTGGGTTCGCAGCTGGGGCTGAGTTGCCCGGCGGCGGACGTGGTGAGCGACGACGAATCGCCGCTTGCTGCGGAACTGGCCGAGGCGCGAGCGTACCTGGTCGAGCTCGAAGGCATGGCCGAAGCCGCGGCACAGGTTGCCTGCGACGCAGATTACGCCAAACGGTGCGCCGAGTGGGAGGCCAGCCAGCGCGCCAAGGCCGAACTTCGCCAGCGCTACGAAGGCTCCCTCGCCCGCCTGCAGGCATGGGACCCTGACGTTGCTGCATACCGCGCACTGAAGTCGCGCCTGATGGAAGACATCGGCTTGTCGATCGGCTGTGACTGCGACCGCGTCGATCCAAAGCCGGTACATATGACTGCCGTCCAGTGGCGTGTCCACGCGATGGGAGAGCAGACCTTGCTGCTGCAGTACATGGAGCGCACGCACAAGCGATCGTCCGAGTTGCATGCCCTGCGCAAGAGCTTGAGCCTTGAGGCGCCGATATGACTGCTCGCGTTCGCTACACGGCTGATGCCCTTTACCCCGAATACAAGACAGCACGCCTAGAGACCTTTGGAGAAGACATGACGAATCAGAAGCGCCGCATTGAAGACAAATTGCCAACTGAGCCGCTGGACTGGACCGAGGCTGAAGACGCAGCGTGGCAGGAACTGGCCGCCGGTGCGGTGAATGCTGGCATAACGAGCGAAGAAAACGGCGCCGGCGATCTGCCCGCGTGGATGGACGAAACAATCAGACTTTTAGGAAGTATGAGAGTAGCAATGCATTGGCCTGATCTGGAACGTCACATCAAGCAATTAGAGGTAACTGGCGCTGCGATTGCTGCCCATCTCGCACGCCAACCGAAAGCAGAGCAGCCGGCCGGACTCGAAGATTTGGCGACGTACCCCAGCCCACACGGAACGCTCATCAGATTGGCCGATGCGAAATGCCGGCTCGCCCACCTCGCAAGACAGGCTCAGGCCGGCACGCCGCGCGTCGATGCGCTGATGGCGAAATGGGACGACGACGGCGCCACCCGAGGCTCTGCATTCATCGAATTGCGCGACCTGGCCCGCGAGTTGGAGCGCAGGGCCGCTCCGGTAGCTCCTGCCAGCGCACAGAACGACCTGCCAGACCGCGAGAAGCTGCTGCGAGTTGCACTGGATGCCGCCGATAAGTGGGCCAGCACCGAGCATCTTCACGCTCGCGACATTGGCAAAGGCGGCAGGGGCGACGAGAAGGCGGTCGTGCGCGCCGAGAATGCAGCACGTAAGGCCATCAACGCACTCGCTGAGGCCGGCGCACAGAACGCCGAGGCAATCCGCAATCAGGCGCTGGAAGATGCGGCGCGCGTTGTGGACGACTTTCAAGCTGACAAGGGAATCGTGACCTTCAGCGAAATCGCACACGAAATCCGTGCGCTCCAAAGCGGCACAGCTACCACCAAGACTGGAGATGCGGAATGACTCGCACTTACAAGGTTTATCTGCATGGGGAGTTCGTCGCGCTCGCAGAAGCGATGACGCGCGGAGAGGCTGTAACCCATGTGGCAAACAAACACTACGACGGCAACGAATACGGCCTGATGGCTGTGGAAGGATAGTTAGATGACCGCGAACCAATTCAAGGAAGTGCCGGACGGCTATGCACTGCTCGAACGACACAACGGAAAAGCCGCATACGCAGCCTGCCTGGACGGCAGCAGGTTCCACGGATGGCTTTTCGCCAAAGGACCGGAAGATGGGCAGTGGGTCAGCCAGCGGAAGTTGGAGGGCTGGGAAATCATGCAAGCAGAGGACCAGCGGGACTACAACATTGTTCACGAAACCGACGACGTGCGCGCAGAGAAAGGACAGAACAATGGATAACCAGAACCAGCGCGTCACCGAGCAGGCGGACGACTACAAGCTAATCGCGCATCTGATCGGCATCATCTTCTTTGCAGGCGACTTCAGGGCGGAAACCGCCAACGAGCGCCAATTGGAAGCGTTACTCATCAAGACCGGCCACCGCTATCGAAGCTGGGCTGAAATCGACGTGCTCCACGACGCCCGGCAAGCCGCGCCCGAAGCACCGACCGCGTGGCTTGCGACTGATCTGGATGGCCGTGGTGACGTGGCGTTCACGAAGGAAGAAGCGAAGCGCCGCGCCGGGGAAGGCTGCACCGAGTTCTTCCCGCTATATGACAGCGCACCGGCCACCCAGCAGGCAGGAGCGGCTGAACGAGCAAAGGAGTTGGTCGAGCAGTACCGCACTGGCTACCGCCACGGCTACGAAGAAGGTCGCGCCGAACTCCCTGCGGCCACCACAGCAAGCGCGAGCGACCTGGCCGACCGTTTGCGCAAGCGTGCTGACAGTGCTTACCAGTTCGTGACCGTCGAGCGCAATGACTTGATTGCAGCCGCCAACGCCCTCGAGCGCGCCCCAGCACCCAGCCAGGAAGCTACTGTCGAATACCTGATGACGAACTTTTCAATTGGTCGCGAACAGGCCGAGCATCACGCCGCCGCCCTTGTCCAGCAGGGCGCAGCACAGGCAGCGCATGCTGGCGCGGTGGACCTCGATAAGTTGCAACGCTACGGCGATAACGAATGGGCCGCAACTGCCGATTCGGAATTCGGCCCGCGCGCCAGCGGCGAATACGTGAAACTGGAAGATGTGCGCGCCGCTATCGCCGCCAGTCAACCACAGAAAGGATCGGAAGCATGAGCGAATACCGCAAAAAGCCAATCGTCATTGAAGCCGTTCAGTGGCCCGGCAACAAATTCGAAACGTCGCCGCCAGAATGGTTCAGCAAGGCGCTCTATGTCGAGCCTGGCAAGCCTGGATTCATCATGCGTTGGGATGATGACCTTCTCATCGAAACGCTTGAAGGCCAAATGCGCGCGGTACCCGGCGACTGGATCATCCGCGGCATCAAGGGCGAAATCTACCCATGCAAACCAGAAATCTTTGCCGTAACGTATGAAGCAGTCGCCCCTATGGGAACGAATGGCGAAGCCATCCCCCTGCCGTTCGATGTGCAAAAAGCGTTCGATGAATTCGAGCGCCTGCGCAATATCGTGAAAGTTCCCGGCTACTGCTGTGGCACGAAATACACCACCCGCGAGGCGTTCAGCATGGCCATCGCCCCGTATGCCGAGCGTATCCGCCACCTGGAGCGCGAGCTGGTCGAATGGCGCAAGTTGCGCGACCCTGCCGTGCTATTCGTGAACCTGCTGCGCGGCGAGCCTGCGAAGGTGCCGGCCCGCGAGTTGCTGAACGTCGCTGGCTATGACCAGCATGTGGTTGATGATGCCCTGGCACGCGTGAAGACACTAGAACGCGAGCTGGAACAGGCCCGTGCCGCCTTTATCGGCAGCGAGAACGCGCGCAAGGATGCAGAACGGGCGCGGGGAACAGTGCAGAGCATCGACACGCCAGAGTTTCGCGCGCTGGCTGACAAATGGCAATTGTGCCTCACCACCGACATTGAGCGCGTCTACGCTGAATTGGTCGCCTACATTGACGGTCGCAGTGCTGGAACAGCAATCCCTGCCGGCCATTTCCTCGTTGGTGCCGGCACTGTTCAAGTCAATGGCGGCTTCGAGCAGTTCACGAAAAAGCAAATCAGCGCCGCGCAGAGACTTGGCTCATTGCTGTATCACGCTGCCGCTCCTACACCTCTGAATGGAAAGGAGGAAGCCAATGGCTAAAGCTAATCCGAAAGCATGGTTTCCAAATCCATACGACGCGCGGCCCATCAGTTACAGGTCGGTCGATAAGTGGGCGAGGTACAACGAGCAGTTCAAGCCATTTTTCGACACATGGAAAGAGGCGCATGCCTGGATGATGGCGAAAGCCGACAAGCGCCTAAAGAAGGCCCAGTCAGAGCTGAAAAGCGCAACCGCGCACCACGCGAAGGTCAAAGCAATGACCGAGCCTGACGCCGCAAAGGAGGCGTGAGATGTGGATTCTGCTAATTTTTGCAGTAAGCAACTATTCATCTACCGCCAATAGTCAAATGGCCGTGGAATTCAATAACAAGGAAGCGTGCACCGCGGCAGAAACACAATGGCACCGCCAGTTTTCAGGTTCCATCGTTGCGCTCAAGACGCTGTGTGTATCGAAAGGTGAGAAGAAATGAGTACCAAGCAGCTTATTGGGATTGGAATGCTATGCGCTCTGGTAGGCGGCTTAATGTGGCAGGCGGCACGCGAAGGCCACTTGTCATCACTCTTACAGGGCGCGCTTTGGGGTGGGGGAATAAGCCTAATTATGATAACCGCAATGCGCCTTATTTCGGAGACATAAATGGACCTCGACAATCATGAAGAAATCGAAACTGGCAGCGATGCTGAAGTGGAGCCGGAAGGTCATGCTGCAACGGAAGCACAAGCTGAGGCGTACTGGTGTGTCATCTGCCAGCGCGCGATTCCCCTGCAAGACGGAATCTATATCCACGACGACAAGCCAGGACACGAAGTCCTGACGTTTGACGAAGAATCGAGGGCGCAATGACCGTGGACCTCGACAAGATGAAGGCGCTGGCACTGGCGGCGCCGAAGGACTGGTACGGCATCTATCAGATCGCGGACGGCGTGACCGACAACGACGCCGCCGCGCTCATGAAGGCATGCTCTCCCGCTGCTGTGCTTGAACTGATCGCCGAAGTCGAGCGCCTGCGGGCTGAGGTTGAGCGGCTCGAAGAAGGCATGAAAATCGCCATCAATGGTTTGCAAAACATCGCGGCTATCGAAGCGAGGGCGGCTCCCGCAGCGGGAACAGAGAAGGATGCAGAGGATTGGCAGCTGCCGCGAACGCCAACGGATGAGATGCGCAACGCGGTCTATATGGCCCTGCACTATCACATGAGTGTCATTGAGCCGAACGAATGGCAGGCGGCAGACGATGCGATTGCGGCGATGTATAAGGTTGCCGGGGCGCACAGCAAAGCCGGGAAGGAGCCGGCATGAAACACTTAAACGAAAGGCCAAGCATGGACAGCAAAGAGGAAACGCCAGATCGCGTCATCTGGCGCCGTGAGTTACAAGCAGCGGCCGACGTCTCCAGTGAGACGGTACGCCGCTGGATGCGCGATGGGAAATTGCCTGCGCCCGATGTGAACCTATCCCACCGCACGAAGGGCTGGCGGGTGTCTACCCTGCTCGCTGCAGGCATCAACCTGCTCAATTGAGTCGAGCCAGTCAGCCCAATCCTGAAGCATAGCCGTGCGTTCAGGTAGGTACTCCGCGCGGTTATACGCCGCGCGGATCTTGTCGTCTGGAGCGTGAGCAAGCTGCCGCTCGATAGCGTCCCGGTTGTACCCATTCTCGTTAGCCCAGGTACTCGCAATAGTGCGCCAACCGTGCCCGGTCATCTTCCCCTTGTAGCCAATACGATTGAGCAGTGCAAGGACGGCGTTTTCTGACATTGGCCGGTCGTCCGTGTGCTCTGCCGGGAAAACGAACTCACCTTTTCTCGACCTAGCCTTTAGCGTCTTCATCAGTTCGACAGCCTGTTTCGACAGCGGTACTAGGTGATCTCGGTTCTTCTTCATCCGCTCCTTTGGGATGCGCCACATCGAACCATCGACTTCGCTGAACCGCATTCCCCTTAGTTCGCCGGTCCGCACCCACGTAAGAGCCATAAAGCGGAATGCTAGAACGCTCTGAATCTGATCTTCGAGTGCTACCCGGCGCATCATTTCCGGGACTTCACTCAGGTCAACGGCGGCATGGTGTTCGACCTTAGCGCGGGCGAATGCGTTGCGAGGGTTGATGAGCGCTGCCGGGTTGATCTTCGCGTGGCCGTTCTCGACCGCCCATTCGAATACCTGCCCGATCCACATGCGCACCTTCCGGACGTAGACAGCGAGACCCGCAGCATTCATCACCTGGAGCGCATCCATCAGGTCTTGGCGCTCGATGCTGCCGATATTGCGATTACCGAGGATCGGCACCAGGTGCATTTCAATGGCGCGCTTGGCATTGGTGCGGTAGGTTTCCGAGATATCGCGCCTTCCCTCCCAAAACTCAGCAGAAGCCTGCTCAAGCGTCAGGCCAGCCCGTTGCACGCGTCGCGGCGCCATTGGATCGCCACCGGCCGCCAGAGTCGCCTTAACCTCGTCCCGCCGGGCGCGCGCAGCTGCCAACGTCACAGCCGGATACGACCCGAAGCTCATCGTCTGTGGCCGGCCATCGATCCGATACGCAAGTCGCCAAGTCTTCGAGCCGGTCGTCGACACAAACAAGTGCAAGCCACCGCCGTCGAACAGCTTCTTGGGCTTGTCCGTCGCTACCTCAGCCTTGCATTGGCGGTCTGTAAGGGTATTTGTAGGCATCGTCGCTCCTCAACCGGTTCCGTACCTACATCCGTGCCTACACATGGGGTGTGTGACACGGTGGTGTACTGTTGGGTATCGAGGGCAACAGATAAAGAAAAACCCTCGTAGAACGTTGATTCTACAAGGGTTTCGAGGGGATATGTTCGTTGCTATGCGAACATTTCTTATATTCTTGGCGGAGGCGGTGGGATTCGAACCACTTGGATTTAAGGGATCTATGAGAAGGAAAATTCTCGATACCGACAAGGATGCCTACAGGCGAACGCCGCTATGACTGAACTATTTTGTAGTCCGTATTCATTATTCTACTTGTGCGCCACAGTCGAGTTGCCTTCACTCCACAGACTCGCAGTATGAAAATTACAAAGACTTGAACCGGCCTCAGCCTTACGATATCCTCCATTTCTTCTCGCGAAAAAATGGAGGATGACGTGTCGACGGCTAAAAATCTTATCAGCCGCTATCCCGAGGGCACATTCATTCTCCTGTTGAGCCCAATCGTTCTACTGCTTGCCTCGCAATCCGGCATCACGTTTAGGGATTTCGAGGTCGCATTTCTGCCCACTCTTGTACTGGGAGGCGTCTGGGTTTGGTACGCTACTCGCGGGAACGATGCCAAGTTGAGTGACTTTGCCTATTATCCACTAATGCTACTACTGGCTGGTGTTGGTGGCGAGGTCCTGTCGTATGTTGCGGTAGACCCTGCACTGCCGGTCTATGACGATGTATTAGCTGGGGTGGATGCGACGCTGCACTTTCATTGGCCCGACTGGCTGGCTTTTCAGCACGCGCGCCCATGGTATGGCCGAGTCATGAAACTCGCCTACGATAGTTGGGTAGTGCAGCTCTATGGCAGTGCGCTGTACTTCGCTCTCAGCGGTCAACAGTGGAGAAATCGAGAGTTGCTGCGAATTGCGATTGCCTCGTCCGCATTCACGCTTGCCATCTTCTATAACTTTCCGGCGCTGGGTCCACTGGTTCATTTCTCGGTGGCGCCAAAATTGGAATCGTTTCTACACGTGGTTAATTTGCGCGCCGGCATTCCGCTCACTCTTGGCCCGCTCGACCTACAGGGCCTGGTTTCGTTCCCGTCCTTTCACACCGTTATGGCGATGACGTTCATTTATGTGCACCGCGGGCAAGGCTGGTTGACATGGGTAGTGGTCGGGCTAAACCTTACAATGCTTCTCGCGACGATCGTGTGCGGCGCGCATTACCTTGTTGATCTGCTTGGCGGGGCACTGGTTGCACTAGTAGCGATTGCACTTGTTCGGATGTCGATGTATACGAGCGAGAAGCGTATTATCAAGCCGCAGCCAGCATCTCCGGTGTAACCGTATTTCGACAGACCTGGCCGTAGTCGGCGTGATAAGTGATTGCCGTGCATTGCCGCTCACTCATCCACCCGCCGCGCGCCGCATAGGCATCCCGAGCCGCCAGGGTCGAGTGCTGCACGACCGACATGCCCGAATGCTCCTTCTCCTCGAAGTGGTGGCGATGGCCTGTGTGAGCGTAGCGCCTGGTTGTCTCGCCCCATACCTTCGGGAACTGTGCGGCAAACAGTAGCGGCAACTGGTCGTTCCTCCGTAGGTGGCCGTGGTGCCATGCGAGCATTGTCTTACCGTGTTGGTAGACGTAGTATGGTAACTCCGAGTCAATCACTTCGACGCGCGGCTCGTTCTCGTACAGCGCCTTGAACATGGCGCGCAGCCAGACGGAGCTTGCCAGGTCGTGGTTCCCCTCGGCCATAAGCACGACGACGCGCTCATGCTTCAGCAGCGCATAGCCAACCACGCGGCGCAGGATCCTGATTGCGGTCTGCACTACTTTCGAGAAGCGGCCGTCTTGGTCCAGAACGTGACCGGAGGTGGGCGTTCTCCCCTCGATCAGTCCCATGCCATCGCTATGCAGGAAGTCGCCGAGTTGTGCGACGATGCCGATGCGCGCCGGAGGGCTTGCGTTGACCATGTGCTCGAAGCAGCCGACTAGGGTACGCTCAGCGATCGACAAGTCCCAATCGCCGTTTGGGTCAAGATTCTCGCGATGCCAGCACATAGCGCCGACGTGGCTGTCAGTCAGGGTGTAGACGCTGGCGAGCTTCGCGTCGGTGAGCGCTGGCGCCTTAGCCGGCTTCGCGCGCGGAATGTCTTCCGCCATAGCGGCGACAACGGCGCGCATTAGCTCCAACTGTCGCTCTTGATCAGGACTCTGCCGCTCCCACGTACGCTCTACTTCTCCGCCCGGACCGCGTTGGACCGTGACCTTGCCCATGTTGAACCCGGGCGCGACGCCGCTATCGAAGTGCCCGGGCGCATACCCCCGCCGCGCTGCCGACGCTTTCAGGCGCTCGATCGCCTGCTGTACGCTGCTCTTTGACGCGCCGAGTTCACGCGCCGCAGCTCGCATACTGCCAAGGCGGTTTGTGGCCTCGATAAATTGCGCCTGCCGTGGGGTCGGGTCGAACTCAAGCAACTTCGGATCGATGGTTGTCATGCTTTTCCTTCACTTGGGCCAAGCCTGGACGGTCTTGGCGTGGCGGGCGGCGCAGTTGGCGTACTGGTGCAGCAGATCGATCGCCCAGAGCTGCCATACGTCGTAATCTGGTGCGTCAGGCTTTACGATGGGCGGGCATGGAGCGGCGAGCGCGCTATCGAGGGATGGCCTGATTGGCGGCGTCGATGGCGGAGTCGAGGTTGCGCACGCGGTCAGGAGTAGGCCTGCAGTCAGGAGGCAGAGGTTTCGCATTGCGTAGCTCCTTGGTGAGCGCCGTGATCTTGGGCGCGAGTGTGTTCTGAATGCCCGTGTACTCGGTGGCCGCCTGATGGATCGCTGCAGCATCCGCCTTCAAAGTTGTCATGGCAGCCGCTGCCTGATCGGCCTTCTCTTTGGCGTGCGCTGCCTCGACCTTGGCCAGCGCGGAGTGCAACCGCCAGCCGTTGACGAGCCAGCCAGTGCCGAAGCCAAGGGCCAAGACCAGCAGCAGCCTGAACGGCGCCAGGCGCAGCATGAAAGCGGCGATCATTTCAGCCCCTTCATGCACAGCTCGCGTTCGCGCTGCCGGCGCTTTGTTAGTCCGTCCACCTCGCGCCCGCCGACCCGGTTCCACAGCAGCAGCGCATCGCAAGCGCCGCGCATGTCGCCACTATTTGTCTTGCGCGCCATGCTCGAACCGCAGAACGCCGGAACGCCAATATTGAAAGCCGCATCCACGAATGCGACGCGCTGGCCGTCCGTGAGGCGCTCGATGTTCACGCACTTGGCAATCCCTGCCGCGTGCCGCTCAAGGTCGCGATCAAGCTGGGCCGCGCACTCTGCTGGCGAGTAGGTCTTGCCCCACTGCGCATCCTCAGTCGCCCCCGTACAGTAGGTAAGCACGCCGCCAACGTCTTTGTAAGTAGCGTAGACGGTGCCCTCTTGGGCTGGCGTGAACACCAGCAGGCTAGCCGCAGCGACGGAACCAACGATGGCGGCGAGGCCGCGCTTACCCGGCCTATTTGGCATCATTGGTCAGCTCCTTTTGCGCCATCACCCGGGCGGCGGTTGCGGCGATCGACACGATGAAAGCGATGCCGGCAAACACACCCGGACGTATCGATGTTGGCTGCCAGATTTGGACCGCGATCTCACCGCCCCCGCAAATCGCAGCCGCCACATTAAATTTGACTGACCACGCTTTGCGCAGGACCGTCCGCCAATCCTCTACAAGTCGCATCGTTCCTCCTTCTGCGCTTTTCGTTCGCGCCGGGTCTTCATTGGAACCGAGTGATAGAACTGAAAGGCGATCCAGAGGATCGATACCAGGGCTGCCAAGGGAGGGAGCGCATTGGCGAACCACCCAGCGATAGTGACGGTGGCGGCAACCGTGGATGCGGTGTCGAAGATGTGTTTGATGTGGTCCATGTGGACTCGCAGGTGACCGCGATGAGCGGGTTGGTTGAGGAGATGTGGTGTCCGGTCGGCGCCGGCTAAGTCAGTATTTGTCGCAGTGGCCCGGGTCTATCTTGTCGAGAAGCCGACACAAGATGCAGGCCCACCGTCTCCCCTCTTTGCGCACACGCTGCGCTCTTCCGCTCAGGTATTCGCTGTCGTCGCCGCCAGTCGAAGCATTGCCAACCCGGTCATAGCCCTTGGCGATAGTCCAGGCGCGGGGAGAGCCAACCAGAATCGAGATAAGCATCCAAGGCAGGGTGATCGCCGCGCACATGACGCATACCAACCAAATTCCAAGCAATCCGACGCGCTGCATAGCGACCTCACAAAAAGAAAAGCCGCCCGGAGGCGGCCTCATGGCAGGCAGGATGGGGGATTAGATCGCCAGGATCTCGGCTCCGCGCCCCGGCGCTAGCAGTCCGGCAGCCTCCAGCTGCGCGATGCCAGCAACAGTAAGCGGGTCATCGAAGTGGATCATGTCGGCCTTGTCGGTCATGGCACACAGATCGGCCACCGCGCCATTGGTCAGTGCTGCGGCACGGATCGCCGCGCGCTCCTCGGCTGTGAAGCGCGTCTTCAGCCACGTGAACGGGTCCATTTGGGCGATCGTGTACGAGCGAACCAGGCTCGCCAGTTGGCCGTCCACGAGCTTTTGCACGAAGGCCTCGAGCGTCAGTTGCGGGTTGCTGGCGTTGTAGGCATCCAGCGCACGTTGCAGCGCGACGGCTTTGGGGTTCTCGGTGATGCTGATGGTGTATTCCATGATGCCCTTTCTTTAGGTGCAAACGAAGACTTGTGGGCGAGCTGCCGCGCCTGCCGTTCCGATGGTGACGGCGTAGACCGTCAGCTTGCTGATCATTTCCCGGATCTCGCCCTGCCCGGTAACTGCATAGGCGACAAACTTGGGCGCATTGGCTGTATTGACTGAAGCGCCGGTAATGGCATAGCCGCTGGCTTTGGATACGTCAGCCATGATTACGCGATCGACTTGAGGCCGACGTTAAAGCCGGCGTTCGTCAGGTCCGCATACCCCCACGGCCCCGAGCTGGCAGGATTGTTCTCGAACGTGTAGGCCACGCGGCCGAAAGCGGAAGGTAATGCCTGGGTAGGCCCGAAATAGTCATTGCCGCCCGTGCGGACATTCATTTGGAGGTTCTGCGGGCCGCTCGCGCCTTTCTGGATCCTGGCGGAGATGGCGATGGCCTTGACTGCAGGGTTTCCGGTAATGCCGCTGCTGTTGATCGCCATCTGCGCCAGATCGCCAGCCGTCGCGCTCGCGCATAACGTTCCATCATCGAGCGTCACTTCGTTCAGGTTCGCATAGCTGCCGGTCCATGCGAAGCTGTTGCCATTCGCGGATGGTGCCAGGGTGACGAGGTTCATTGAGCGGGTATCTTCGCTGCCGCAGATGATCTCGCTCCAGGATACCGTCTGCGTGTTCGATAGTGCCGCCGGATTAATTCCCAGCACAGCGCCTGATAACGACGTCGCGCTGTCGGTCGTGGTATCGCCCGTATAGGCGAGAACCAGCGTGCCATCCATATACAGATTCACGCTGCCCGCCACCGCGTACACGACCTGCACGTCAATTTTCTGTAGCGTTCCCGGCGAAATGGAAACCGACGAAGTTGCAAGGGCGGTTTTGGTTCCTGTCGAAGTCCGCTTGTATAGTCGGAGAACTGCGCTATTGGCGGCATAGTCGAAGCCAAGCCTGCGCACAGTGCCATCCAAAAACGAAAGGAAGTCGGGGACCGCCGTGCCGGATGTAGCCGCGCTGGTCTGGTAAGCGCGCGCAGTGAACCAGAACGACGACCTTGCGGCATCGAATGCGAGTTGCCAGCCATCGGTAATCGCGCCCAGTGGTCCAACCTTCAGGGCGCATCGCGCGTTTGCACTCCGGCGCGCTGCGGTGGTTGCCGTGTCAACGGTTGCGCTGCCGATCTTGCTGAAATCGTGGTCTTCGCCACCGACAAAGTAAAAGGTCAAGGGGTTCTCCTTTAGCGAGTGCCGGCAAGCACGAAGCCTGGGTCAGCGAGAGTTGCATCGGGCGTGCCCGGCGTCCAGATCGACAGATAGTCGCCAGCAGCCATGGTGATTGCGCCAGACGTCGTGAAGGTCGCTGTCGTTGCCCCGGCAGCGAATGTGATCGAGCCGATGCTCGTGCCGTTCTTTCGAACGTCGAACACCGTTGACGCGGTTGCGGCTACGCTGGCAATACCGACACTGCCGGCGAAGTTCGCTGGAAACAATACTGCGCGGGCAAACGGGACTCGCGTCACCTTGACGCTGGCTGGCGGTACGCCGGGGTAGAAGGCGGTCAGGTCGAAAGGCTGCGCTGGTAGGTCTGCCTGCGTAAGAGCGCGCATGGTCGGCACTGCATCGGCTCCTGATGCGGGGCCGGCGAGCACCTTATTGGCGCCCTGCGTCTTGAGCGAAAGGGTAAGCGTCCCAGCGCCAGTGACTGGCGAGCCTGTAACGTCGAATAGCAGGCCTGGCGTCGCCAGAGCTACGCTTGTGACCGTGCCGCCCGCGCCAGTCGGATAGCTCAGAGCAGTCCACGAGCTGACTTGGGTAGGGTCAGAGCCGGTGATAACATAGACGGTGCTCGTGTCCGAACGCGCGCACCAATCGCCCTTCTGGCCGGGCAGCGCGAGCATGGCAGCTTGATTTGCGGCCGTGCCCAGGAAGTCGATGATGGCGAGGTTGGGTAGCTGAGAGGCCTGCAGCTTTCCGCTACCATCAAGCGATGCGGCGCCGTTTGCAGCACCTAATGCGGCCGCCGGCAATGCGCCAATATCGGATGCCGCCAATGTGACTGCGCCAGCTCCATCCGGCGTCTTGGTATTAACGCTTTTTACAGTACCGGAACCTCCGCTCAGTGCTGGAATAACGTTCGTTCCGTCCTGGCTCAGAAGCGCGGACGTCCCCTGATCGACGATCGCTCCTGTACCGGTTGCGCCCTTTATCGTGACGGTGAAGGCGCCGGTGGTATTGTTCGTGACAAGCCAGAGTCGCGGTGCAGCGCCAAGCGGGACGATTACATTGAAGTTGGATGCCAGTTCCCCTGTCAGATTGATCAGGATATTATTTGCTTCTTCGTCGGAAAGCGTGACGCTTGTCGCACCGGTGACACCCTTGTCTAGTCGGCCGATCTGCCACGCCCGCGCCAGAGCGCCTTCGGCCGCCGCGAGCTCCCCTGCCTCAAGCCGGTCGTCCAGCTTCGTAAAGGTCTGGCCGAGCGCAGTACTGACTTGCGCCGCGAAATCGTCCGACGCTCCCCATACGATCGGCGCAAGGCGAGTGATATCGCCAAACGCCGATCCGGTCCACACCACTGAGTAAAGGTCTTCTACGCCGGGTGTCGCACTGCGTACTGGAGCACCGGTCTTGTCGGCGTAGATGTAGTAGGTGGCTGCGGCAAGGCCAGTGAAGGATAGCGTTGTCGGTGCCGGATTACGCACTACCATTGGGATGGATGGCTTCCAGTCAAATCCAGGCGCAACGCTCAGAACGTCGCCGCTGCCGGTCATGGCGTAACTGTCCGCGCCGATGATGGCTGCAGTTGGGCCGAACAGCGCGTCGAATGCCGAGCCGGGGCCGGAAGCCGCGGCAACCTGGGCGGCAAGATTGTTCTCCAGCGCCTCGACCGCCGCCTTCAGGTTGGCATAGTTGGCGTTGTGCTTCTGGATGTAATTGGTATCGCCGCTGTTGAATACCTGGAGTTCGTTCATGCCGTTACCTTAATCAAGTTCGTACCTTGGTAGACCGCTGTGATGCCATAAGCCGCCGTGCCGTATCCACCGAAGTTGACCAGTTCTTCGTAGGGGATTGCGCGCGATGAAATCGATAGATCCTCGATCTGGCCGAAGGTGAAGTCTTCCAGGTCGACCGGCACTCTGATGTACGTGCCCGGCATTTGCTTCGAGAAGCCGATGATCTCGTAGCGCCCGGATGCGGAGCGCCGAAGTCGCACTGCCGCCCCGACGTCGGCGTAGATCACGTCCATGTTCCCGCGTGCGATCGGAACGTCGTGCAGTATCGATCCGATGGAGCCGACATTGAGCAGGTTCGCGCTCTGATCGTTGCCCTGCTGGTTGGTGATGCCGATATCGACGTCGCACGCGTAGGTGGTCGACAGGCCGTCGGTGACGCTCAGGGTTGGCCTTGTCAGCACCTTCCCGTCAAGCTCCTGCTGCATGTCGCGCTGCTGCGCGTCGATCAAATTGGTCAATATGCCCATAGTCTTAGCACCTGAAACCGGTGATATCGAGCTTGGCCGGCGAGCCATGCGAGAGGTCGCGCGAGTAGTCCGTTACGTACACGCGGCTACCGTCCTTCAGCGAAATGATGTCGCCGCGTTCGATACGGGGATCGTCGACAATCGAAATGTTGTAGGAGCTGGCCGATCGGTAGGTGTAAGTCAACTCGCGAACCGCGAATCCCTCGGACTGTTCCTGGTTCATCACGAAATCGTTCTCGATCTCGGAGACGTTGACCTCCCAGTCTTTGACCGTCTTACCGTAGGCGGTTGTAGTATTCCGGGCATGCACCATGTCGTACGGCGTGCCCCAGATTTCATAGACTCCGGTTCCGATCGACATCATGGTCAGCATGATGACAACGTCCGCGGCCCCTTCCACTACTCGTCCCTGCGGCACCGTTATGCCGCCAAATACGCCATCAGGAATCTTGTGCGCTAACAATTTAGCGGCAATGGCCGCGGTTGCCAGTCCTGGGGCCCACGCAGAGGTGGTCAGCACGATCTGGCCACCAGTGATGCTCTTTTGACTGTAGTCCTCACTGCACACTGGCAGTAAGCCGGCGTTTGCCGACTGCCGTACGACCATGTGCGTATTTCTCGCCCGCTGTGTTCCGTCCTGACTGAACGTGACGTCCCGCTCGAGCTTAAGCTTGAAGAATCCCGCCGTCATCGTGGCTTTGTCGAGTATCCGGTCCTGTTGCGAAACCTCGGTGAGATTCGGATCGAGCCACCTGACCTTCACCTCTGATACCGGCGAGCGCGATTTTGATCCGGTAACACTCAGAAGCCGCGTGTTGTCGGTCAGTTCGATATCGGCGGCTCGCGTCGTGTCGCGCGAGATCGACTTAAGCCGCCCGCGAGCATCAACATATGGCTCCAGCCCCGAAGGCTGCATCAGCACCGTGAACATCTGCCATGGCGGCAAGTCCGCCAGTTGGGTGTTCGAGTGCACCGTGTAGCCTGGAATGTTCAGCGGCCCGATCTCGGCATCGGTCATGCCAATCCCGCTGCAAATCTGGCGAGCGATGAAGTCGAGCGGCGTCGAGACAGGGTAAATGTCGGTCAGCCGCCGAGTTTCACGCCACAGTGGCGATGAGTCGCGCGACCGAGCGACCAGCGTCATCGCTTTCTGGCCCGATGCGAGGCGGTAGTCGTTGATCGCTTGGATGATCCCGATCCAGAAGCTGCGTCCCTCAAGCTTGACTTCCAGGATCTGCCCATATCGCGGCTGGCCTGCTCCGTACAGCTCGTCATGCCACGCGAGGCCGATCGATACCTCGGACGGCGACTGACGAACCGAGGTGCAGAACCTGGTGATTTCAACCGGATTGGCAGACGATCCTTGCATCACTTCCAGCGGGCTTGCCGAATGCACGAAGACAGTCGTTGCCCGTACGCTATCGAGCGGATACGGCGCCCATGTCACATCCATAGGTGTCCCATTAAAAAAGCCACCCGAAGGTGGCCTTGGTTGCAAGCTTCTACCGAACAGCTACTGCGGCAGGTCTAGCGCGGCACGATCGCAAACTGCGGGCCGGTGGAGTAGTCCGGTTTCGTGGGCCGCGCGTCGAACGTGGCCCAGGCGGTAGTCGCCTGTGGATAACCGACATCGACCGCTGCCGCCAGCGCTGGCTGCATGTTGGCCGGGTAGCCCTGCGTCGAGTCGGGGTAGCCATCGAGGTCGCCGGGCTGCAGGTTCGGCGAACTGGCTGTCGCCAAACGCTGCGGCGAGTTGCACGCATACTGGCTCATGCTCGTCGGGATGGTCGCCGCCATGCACTGGCCGATGGTCGTGTAGTAGGGCGACGTGGAGCTGTCGCGGCAGTTCAGGTCGTAGTTGGCGGCGTCCATGATGCAGGTGCCGTCTCCAAGGATGCGCGAAACCTGGAATTTCGATTTCCACATCAGGAAGCGCTTGGCGGCGCTGTTGTCCAGCAGTTCGACGGCGTGGTTCAGGGCTTGCACGAAGAAGTCGTCCTGCCATGGTGCCAGGCCGCGACCGCTGTTGTAGGCGAACGCGCTGCCGGTGATGACCCCAAGGACATTGTTGGTGCCATCGGTGTAATGCTGGTTGTACCAGGTGAAGTTCGTTTCGACGAAGTAGTCGAATGCGCTCTTAAGCGGGTGATCGCTCGGCGTCACGTAGGCACACTCGGCCAGCGTCCTGATACTCCACCCCTGCCCGCGCACTTGATCCGGCTCGATCAAGCCCTGCCCCTTGTTGCGGTAGTTGGGATTGGACTGGTAGATGTTTGCCATGCACCAGAAGTGAAGCCCCTCGAGGTAGTAATAATCACCGGTCAAGAGGTACGGCAGGTAAAAGATCCCGGGCTGGTGCGATGAATCCCATCCGGCCTGCGTCGCGGTGCTGAGCGTCGGCAGGTGCTCGTTCTTGCCGGTGGTCGGGTTGATGCCGTCGCTGCCGCCACCAAGGATTGTCGCGTACGGGAAGTTGATGACCGACAGCGGGTAGCCGGCGCCAGGACCAGTACTGTCGTCACGTCTGCAGGCCGGCCAGGTGCCGCCGATGTCGGCGTTGCCCAGCGCAATGTCCTTGGCGCGCTTATCCATCGACAAGACCCAGGCGGCATGAGTGTCGGGCATCAGGCCAATATCGGGCCGCCCGCCAGTGGTGGCCATAGCTGCCATCAGCGTACCAAAACCCATCGGCACGAACTTGCCGTTGCCCAGAGCGGTCGCGTAACCGGCCAGCAGCGATTCGGAGACCGTGATGCGCTGGTCGTAGTTCGGCACAGCTTTGGAGGCGATCAGGTAGGCAGTGTCGTGGCGCAGGTGCAGGGTTGGGGCCGTGCCGATCCAGAACGTGCGCTTCCATCGTGCAGCCGGGGTGTGCACCAGCGCGGCCTTGGTGTAGACACTGGTTCCGCCGGCGTACAGGGTCGCGTCATACGTGATGTCGGTGGTCGATGCATATGCCTTGCAGTGCTCGACCACGTAATCGACGCGCACATGGCCGGTGCTGAAAACGCGCACCGAGAACTGCGCCGTCAGCGTCGGATGCGGCGTGCCACTGCCATTCACGAATGGCATATTGAAAATGTAGTCGCTAGCGACCGGGCCGGCAAACCAAGTCGTGTGTGGGGTCGAGCTGGTCGGCGTGGCGGTGTACTGTACGCCGCCGATGACAAGCTTTGCTGATGGTAAGGATGTCGGCAGGCTGACGCTCGCCCCTGCGCTTGCGGAACTTGCCCGCTTCATCGACAGCGGCACGATGGCGCCGCCCGCAATACTGGGAATCACGCCACTGACCATAGCGTGACGCACCGATCCATCTGCGTGGGTCGCCCTTACGTTTAGCTGGGCGGCGATCTGGCTACCATCCGGCAGGTGTAGCGTGATCGCGGCGCCGCTGCTCGGCAGATGGCCTTGGGCGAACACATGGCCAATGGCGAACGGCTGGTTCGTAGCTGCGCTGGTCGAGGTATTCTGGACCGACAGCGGAGCGATCTGGCTACCCACGGCGACGGGCTGTCCGCTAGGTGCACTGCCCCCGCCATCACCGCCAGCGCCTCCGCCAGCAGTCCCCGCTCCGTTCATGGTCGAGCCAGTTTCTCCACTCATGGTCAACCACGATTGGTAGGTGTACTCGATGTCCGTTGTACCGCCATCAAAGGTATGGGCAAACTTGGTGCCATTGCTAGTGTAGGTGTTGCTGCTCCACGTTGCCCAGCCTGGGAAGTTCGAACCAGCGCTCAAGTTATAGGCATACTCGTTGTTGTTCAGCGTCATAGTGTTGAACTTCAGGGTATTGCCATGCGTGTTTGACGTTCCGTTGGAGTTGGCAAACATGAAGTGCTGCGCGGTGGACTTCAGGAAGGTGTTGTTCCGCACTGTGTTGCTGAAGGAGTCGTGCAGCATTACTCCCGTATCGCAGTTGTCCAACGTGTTGCCGATCACTGTTACCCCATTGGAGCCATCGTCAAGGTAGATGCCCATGACTTGGTAGCCAAGGCCATTCTTCACGCTGTTGCTACTGATGGTCATGTTCAGGGATGGCGTCCCGCCGGCGCATTGCGTGTAGATACCGCCGCCGTCCGTCATCGTCAGGCAGAAGCCATCCACCGTGTTGTTGGTGATAGAACCGTTCACGTTGCCGTTCACGTTGATACCGCTGTAAGCGCTGTGCGTGACGGTATTGTTAGTCACTACCGTTCCGGTGCTTGGGCCGCAGTAGATGCCACCGTTGGAGGGCGATGGGTTGCCTACCATGCCGGAATTACTGATGTTAGAGTTCTGTACCTTGAAGGTGTTGGAGCCATGGTAGCCGTTGATGCCGGTCCCGCGAGCGTTGGTGACTACCACGTTGTCGGCCAAGAAGCCGGTACTGCCATTGGCGAAGATGCCGTCTTTGGACAGGTTCTTGATGGTGCTGTTCTTGACCACAAGGTTGGTGGAGCCAGCTCCGCTGACGCCCGTACCAGACAGGATCACATTGACGCCATTGATGGTGACGCCGGATGAATTATCGCAATTGATTGCCACCTGCTCCGGGGACGCCCATGCGCGACCTTCCGGCGTCGCGCCATCCGGAGTCCACACATACAAGAATCCGTTTTCATAAGCCCATGCGTTTGCTCCGGTAATCATCCACAGCTTGCCTTCCAGATAGAATGGAAGATCGGTTGGCACCGAATTATCGGACAGCACGGTTGCCGTGATGGTGTACTTGTTGGTCTTTTGATAGAGCGTTGCGCCAATCACGTCAGTGCCTGGCATTCCGGCGGTGCTGGTAGCCCAGTCCGGAACCGTCACCGGCCACGAAGCACGCTTCACCGGCACATCACTGATGGAGACTTGGGAAGGCGCGAAATCCACTGCCGCCTTGTAGATGTTACCGGAGTGGATAGCCCATCCAGCGACAGCCTTACCTGTAGAAATGACTGGGGGCGAACCTGTACCAGCCGACGCAACCACGTTGACGCCGGTCTTGCCTGAAAGATCGAGGGTGCCCTGATACACGGTGTTCCGGCTAAGGGTCACGGTAGCGCCATTAGTAATGCCGGTAGGCACAGCTAGAGTGGTGCCAGTAGTTCCGGTGGTGCCACCTCCTGTGCCGCCACCAGTGCTGGCACCGGTTCCGCCATTGCTAACGGTGCCCGTGCGACCGTCGTCGACGTTCGCGCTGACGGTTACATCGCTTAATCCGGCGTCGGTGCCGATAAAATTGATCGTCGCGTATCCGAAGCTATCGGTGATTCGTGCGCCAGAACCGATCGCGCCAGGGACGGTCGCGGTAATGGTGATCGGCAGGCTGGGAATCGCCTCGCCGGCATCGCCCACGGCACGAACCAGCAAGGGGACTGTTCTTTCCTTGCGCGGCGGTTTTAATGGGATCGGCTTGGTAATATTCGTTGCCAGCGGCACCGGATAATATCCGGAGATCATGTTGGAAGACGAGCCGTCTGCGTTGATGGGCGGCCCGAACGAGTCGTCTACGAGATCGAACGCCAGTAAGCGACGCAGTGCGAAATCCCACGCGTAGGTAACCCCAAATGGAGTGTGAACGCCGCTCACCGGGGCTCGCGTAGCCGAGATGACTTTGCCTGTGGTGTAATCCACGACATTGATGATCCCGTTGCTGCAGACGACAAAGCAGCGCCGATCATCCTCCTGCATGATTTGAGAGACCGGCCCGGATACCCAAATGCGACGAATCAGACTTCCCGTCTTGAGGTCATTGACAAGGACGTAGGGCGAGTTTGAGCTGGCCGGATAGCCTGCCATCACAATGAGTCCGCGAGCTCGGTCCACCATTGGATGGACAACTCCATGAAAATCCTGATCGGCCGGGATTTCAAAGAACTCAGGCGGGATCGTTTGGATCACCTGGTACGTAACTGGATCCAGCTCACGCAAATCGACATTCGTGGTCCAAAGCGAGCCATCGCGGCTCTGTACGATTTCCTTTTCCAGGCCATTCCCGATCATGTCGCCATAGCCGATTATCTCGCCAGTAGCTCCATCGAACTTGATCGTCTGCGCTATGGATGGCCAGTAAATATTCCTCGTCATCACATTGATCGTGATGGTCGTCGGGCTATTTGCCGTATCTTCCTTCTTCACGAACATAGCATTGACATAAAGGAATTGCTCGCCATAAACCCGTGGCGGCGTCGTGAAATAGGCGAGATTTGGCGTAGCGGACTTACCGAATGGCCCCGCACGCAGGCTTGGATCATCCGGCTTGCGGTACGGGACGATTGCATTGAAAAGTTGCTTGTACATCAAAACTCCACGGACGCCTGGATGACCGGCAGCGTTTCAATCGAAAGGGGGGCGCAATAACCGATGTAGGCGTATCCGTCGGCATCGGTGAGTGATTGAGTCGACGTTAATGACCCATCCCCGCTAACGATCGACCACGAAACGATTTCGCGCGCACACGGCTCGGCATAGGCGCCGAGCAGCCTCACGCGAAGCTGGCTAACTTTCCCGGTTTTCGGTGGGGTCACTGCCTCTGGAGCACTCAAACTGTCTGGCCGCACAGCATTGGCCCACACACTCACGTGCCAGTCATCGCGCTCAACGACGCAGCTAACGTAAATATCAAATTTCACGCTATACCAGGCGCCGTTATTGGCTCCGATACGTGCGACCGGCCTTGCGACCTGCTGTTTCAGGTTGACGTCATAGAAGAGAATTCCGCCGCCGCCATAAATGATGCAAACGATCCCCGGATCTTTCGTTTTCGATACCGTGGGGGCGTTCGTATAAAGCACCGGATTGGGACCGGCCGTCAGTTGCGTTTCGACCGCCCAACTTGCGTCGCTGCCATCGATCGCACGCTTTTTTATCACCAGTCCGTGGATTGATAAGATCCGGTCGGCGGCCCTGATCTGCGGGTAAATACCCGTCTCGTTTACGAGCCCCGGGCTCTTGGTGATCGGCTTGTCAAAGTAGATTCCGTTTTGCTTGTCGAAGCCGTAGAGGAAGCCCGATGTCGCTCCGACTTCCGGGTCGAAAGCGGTGTTGTAGATCACCCATTCGTATTGCCCCGAGACGTCGAGCAGAATCGGCCCTCGCGCACGCCCGCGCGCACCACATGTGCCGTCAAGCTGAGTGACAAAATAGCTAGGCCCATAGCCGAAGACGTCGCCAACGATCGATGCGCTCGCCATCGACCCGATGCCCAACTCGTCGTCCCAGAACACATTGCTCTTGTCTTGCGGCGCGGTGAGGATGTTACCTGCCCCAAAACGCGCCACGGTAGCGGGTCCAGCGAGAAGCTCCATCATGGCGTGACTCGCCCGGCAATTTTCATGCGCAGCACGATCGGACCACGGACCCACCCCTGGTGCGCGAGTGACGACAAAGTGATTTCCTTGCCGCCGGCCGTCAGCCCGAGCAGGATCACCTTGAAGCCGAGATTGCTCGTGTAGGTCGGATACCACTCGACATACGCAAGCGACGGATCCGGTGGGTTCATCCAAAACGCGAGCAGCGCACGAACCAGCGACAGTTCGCTGGCCACCGACTGGACCCAGCGTTCTTCCACCGTGACGTCACGGATATCGCCCACAAACAGCGTGTTTGCAGAGCCAAGCAAGGTCTTGGAGCTGGCCCACGTCGGCGCCACGATGACGTCGCCGTCGATATTGGTCCACTCGTCAGGCCCGCGCACGTAATCGTAGGTGCCAAGCGAAGGGTGAACGAGCCGCCCGCGACCGGTTTGCGTGCTGGCAGCCGGCAGAACGGTCAGTTGCACGGAATCGACGGCGGTAGCCCCATCGCCGATCGTGATCGTCGCCGAACTGGTCAGAGTCGTCATTGAAATCCCTAGATGCCGTGTGTTACTTCGATTGTCACTACGTCGCCTGCCGTGCCTGGCGTGTATTTCGCGTGCGCCTTGCCGTTGGCGTCGGTATAGGCCTCGACTGCTTCAAGGAGGCCGCTTCCGGTCAGCGTCCATTGGACGGTAACGTTCGGCGGCCCCGAGAAGATCAATAACGAGGTTGCGTCGACAGCGACGTTGGATGGATAAGCTGAGATAGTCATCGGTTTGCCAGCTGGCGACCCATTTCGCTCTCGAACCAGTCCGTTATCGTCATGTGGGCGAATTCTGGATGGATCTGAAGCGTGAATGACGAAGGAGAGGCGCTTGCCTGCCCGCCCGGCTGCAGATTGCGGATCCGCTCCGCGTCGTATGCTGGCACGATCATTTCGTCCTTGTGGATCATCGCCAGC